TCGGCCCGCGCCCGGACAGCGACCTGCGCCGCAGCACCCGCCAGGACGCTCCGCACCACAACGTGGCTTGGTAACCCCCTGTAGGGTTACCAGCTACGCCTCCTCGCTCCATACCCTGCCTGCATCAAACGCCAGCCGCCAAGGCGGGAGGCAGAGATGCAGACGGCGAAGAGGAGTCCGACCGTGTCGCAGCCAGTACAGGAAGTCGTATTCGAGGGAGCCAAGGCCGCGCCGCCCGTTGCCGTGACCGGGGCGCTGCTGTTCGGCATGACGCCGGCGGACTGGATCACTGCGCTGACGCTGCTCTATCTGCTGTTGCAGATTGGGCTGATGGTGCCCAAGTATCGCGACCAGTTCATCGCCTGGCGGGCTGAGCGCAAGGCCCGGAAGCAGGGCGACACCTGCCAGCCCGCGGACTCGGAGTAGGGCATGGCCGTCAGGAAGTCCTTCCTCAGCGCCGCGGTGCTCACCCTGATCGCCGCTGGCGCCAGTGCCCCGGCCATCATGGACCAGTTCATCCAGGAGAAGGAAGGCGAGTCGCTGAAGGCGTACCAGGACGGCGCCCGCGTCTGGACGATCTGCAACGGCAAGACGGAAGGGGTTACCCGTTCCACCACCATGACCAAGGCTGAGTGCGACGCCTGGCGGAAGACGGAGATCGGCCGGCGTCTCGCGTTCGTGCATTCCGTCATCAAGCCAGAAGTGAGTGAGCCGGCGTTGGCGGGAATCGCGAGTTGGTGCCTCAACGTGGGGGACACCGGCTGTGCGGGCTCGAATGCCGTCAGCCTGATCAACGCCGGTAATCAGCCGGCCGGCTGCCGCGCGATGCTGTCCTGGCGCTTCATCACCCGCTCCATGACCATCGCCGAGGCTTCTGCCTTCGCCGTCAAGGCCAGCAACCAGGCGGACGTGAAGAAGCGCATCGGCCTGGCTCAGTCGCTCGGCAAGCAGCGGGTGGACGTGAAGGTGGACTGCTCGGATGAGCAGCCCTGGTGCAAAGGCCTCTGGCAGCGCCGGCAGGCTGAAGCGGAGCTGTGCGCGCTATGAACAAGGCCCTGCTGATCCTTGCCGCTGTCCTCGCCCTGGTGGCCGGCGCAGCGCTGTGGAGAGCTGACCACCTCGCCGCCCAGCGCGATGCCGAGACGACGCGCGCCGACGCCGCGATGGACCAGGTGTCCCGGCTCGCCACCACGCTTTCCAGCGAGCGCGCCCGGGCGAAGACGCAGGCCGACATCGACGCCGCCTACCAGAAGGGAACCCAGGATGCCCAAGCCAAGCTCGACAGCACTCTCTCTGATCTGCGCGCTGACAATCTCCGGCTGCGCCGGAAATTCACCTGCTCCGCCCCGGCCAGTGCCGGAGCAACTGCCGCCGGCGCCGGCGGCGGTGATGGTGGAGCGCAAGGCGGACTTCAGCGAGCGGATGCGGAATTTCTTGTTCGACTCGCCGCAGAAGCAGACGCCGTAGCGCTGCAACTGCAGGCGTGCCAGGCCATCGTCCGCTCGGATCGCCGGGTGGACCTCAGCAAGCAATGAGGAGCAACACCATGATCAAGCCTACCGTCGGCCGTGTCGTCCACTACTACCCGGCCGCCGATGACCTGGGCGCCAAGCCCGCTCAGGGCCAGCCGCTCGCCGCGCTGATCGCGCGCGTCTGGTCGGATGCGTGCGTCAACCTGGCGTACATGGATGCCAACGGGGTGTCGTACAACAAGACCAGCGTGCTGCTGGTGCAGGACGATGACGCCGCGCGTCCCGGCTCCGGCTATTGCGCCTGGATGCCGTACCAGAAGGGCCAGGCTGCGAAGACTGAAGCGCTGGAGAATGCCATCGCGAAGAGTGATCCGCGCAACAATGCTGGCTTCATCGAGGCCAGCGTGTGTGCGTGCGGTCCACATGAATGCTGTTCGAAGTGTCCGTCTCCTGCTGAGGATGCTATCGAGCAAGAAATCCAGGCCAAGGGCCTGACCGCGCCCCGCATCACCCCGGCCGGCATCGAGGCGGCCATCACCAGCGAGCACTACTTCACCGCCGGCCTTGCGGCAACTTTTCAGGCTGGCCCGATTCCCGACTCGCTGCACCTGCTGACCTTCTGCGTGCTGGTGCTGCGCAACGGCTTCACCGTCACCGGCGAATCGGCCTGTGCGAGCCCGGAGAACTTCGATGCGGAGATCGGCCGGAAGATCGCGCGCCAGAACGCAGTGCAGAAGGTCTGGCAGTTGGAGGGCTACCTGCTGCGCGAACGCCTCCATCTGCGCGCGGTGTTCGATGCTGAGCCGAAAACCGGCCTCGGCGCACAGGAATAGGTGAACCGCATGGGCGCTGTGCACCAGGACCTCGACGTCCTCCAGGGCAAGACCTTCGCCGCCTCGTTCGGTTGGGCGCAGGGCAGGTTCGTCTGGAAGCCCATCACCGGGGTGGCGCAGGCTGCTCCCGTGGAGTTGACGGTGCCCGGCCACGACCTGCGCGACGGCTGGCCCTACTGGGTGTTCTGCCTGAAGCGTCCGGCCAGTCTGAATACCGGCTGCGACGAGGAGCCCGGTGCGCCGTACATCGCCGAGGTGGTCGATGTCGACACGCTGTCGATCAACCACGTCAACGGCCTGTGCCTGGACGCCTACGCCGGCGGTGGGGTGATCCGGTACTACGAGCGGGCCGACATCACGGACTTCTCCGCCCTGATGCAGGTGCGCCGCTCGCCGGCGGACACCAACGTCCTGTTTGAGGCCAGCAGCACCGGGCCGTCGCCGATGATCCTCGTGGATGCCGACGCCGCCACCTTCCAACTGGAAATCCCCGCGGATGCCTTCGTCGACAAGCAGATCCGCGACGCCGAGTACGAGATCGAGATCACCGCGCCCACCGGCGAGAAATACCGCCTGGCGCGCGGCCGGTTCAACGTCTGCCAGGAGTTGGTGAAGTGAGCGACGTAGGGCGCCCAGCCGACCGGCTCGTACGCATCGCCGTGCCTGCCGACCGCGCGGTGGCGGTTGCCGAAGATGAGCGCGACCTGGTGCTGGCCGAGGAACCGCCGGAGCCGGTGGGGCTCTCGATCGAGCCGCAGGAGCCGCGGGCGGTGGCCATCCAACAGAACCGGTCGCAGGGCCTGGCCTACCAGGGTGTGCCGCTGTTCAACGTCGTGGCCGGGCTGCAGGGGCGCCAGGGCAAGCAGGGTATCCCTGGCCCGTCCGGCGGTTCGGTAATCCAGCGGGTTGCCGGCGAGGCCATCAGCGCGCTGCGAGTGCTCTACGAACTGGACGACCAGGTGTATGTGCTCGACGCCCAGGATGCCGAGCACGCAGACCTGGCGGTCGGCATCAGCATCACCGCGGCAGCGGCTGGCCAAGACATCCAGATCCAGCGAGATGGTGCACTCGACGACGGCAGTTGGTCGTGGGCGCCAGGCCTCGTCTTCAACGGCGCCGACGGCATACCCACCCAGGTGGTTCCCGCCGACGGGGTTGAACTGATCCTGGGCAGCAGCACGGGCCCGCAGCGCATCAACCTGAACTTCTTCCAACCACTCTACCTATAGGACATCCGCCATGGCTCAGGGATTCATCGCCGTCGTCAGCGGCAAGCTCAAGCAAGTATTCGGCATCACGAGTTCCGCCGGCGCGGGTGACGCCGGAAAACTCCCGGCGCTCGACGGTACCGGCAAACTGGACAACAGCTTCTTCCCCACCGGTCTGGGCCAGAACAGCGTGTCGGCCACGGCCAGCGAGGCGCTCTCCGCGGGAAACTTCGTGAACCTGTTCAACAATACGGGCGCCCTGGGCGTGCGCAAGGCGGACAACAGCAATGGCCGTCCAGCCCATGGTTACGTGACCGCTGCTGTGGCCAGCGCCGCCACTGCACAGGTATTCCGCCTGAACACGGTGAATGCCAGCCGCACCGGCCTGACAGCCGGCAGCGAGTACTGGCTGGGTACCGCGGGGGACGTGATCAGCACGCCGCTCGATCCGGCGGCCGATACCGGCAAGCTCATGCAGTACCTGGGCATCGCGAAGTCGGCGACTGAACTGGTCACCGTCGAAGGCGATCCGGTGACGCTCTGATGGCAGCGCGCAAGCCGATCGTCATCGTCAACGGCAAGCAGCAGCAACTGCCGTCTGGCGACACAGTGACCGGTGCCGAGCCGCCGCTGACGGCCGGCACGAGCAGCCAGTACTACCGCGGCGACAAAAGCTGGCAGGACCTGGCCAGCGCTGTCCGCGCTGTAGTGCTCACTGGGCTGAGCACGGCAACCAACGCCGCGGTCGTAGCGACGGACACCCTGCTGGTCGGCCTGGGCAAGCTGCAGGCCCAGATCAACGCGCGCGAGCCGACGATAACGGGAGGCACGACCTCGCAGTACTGGCGGGGCGACAAGACGTGGCAGGATTTATTCCCCGCCGTTCGCAGCACTGTGCTGGTGGGCCTGAGCACAGCCACGGCCACGGCGGTCACCGCTGCCGACAGCGTGCTGGTGGGCCTGGGAAAACTCCAGGCTCAGGTCAATGGGAAGCTCGGCGCGACTGATACCGCGGCCGCGGCAGCGAAACTCGATCCAGGGGCGAATATCAACGGCGTGCTGTTCGATGGCTCGGCGGACATAACGGTCGCCGACAGCACCAAGGAACCAGCGGTTTCTGCAGGAACAACCAGCCAGTACTGGCGCGGCGACAAAGCCTGGACCGACTTCGCCACGTCGGTGCGCGCGGCCGTGCTCACAGGGTATGCCGTGGGCACCAACGCCGCTCTGGCCGCGACTGATACGGTGCTCGGCGCCCTCGGGAAAATCCAGGCACAGCTGAACGCGAAGGAAGGAGCCATCACTGCCGGCACCACCGCCCAATTCTGGCGGGGCGACAAGAGCTGGCAGGACTTGGCAACGGCTGTTCGCGCCGTTGTCTTGACCGGCCTCAGCACGGCGACCAGCACGGCCGTCGTCGCAACGGACACCGTCCTCGTCGCCCTGGGCAAGCTCCAGGCGCAAGTCTCTGCCCGGGAGCCGACCATAGCCGCTGGCAACACCGCACAGTTCTGGCGCGGGGATAAGTCGTGGCAAGACCTGGCGACCGCCGTTCGAGCCGCGGTATTGACAGGCCTCAGCACGGCGACGGCGACCGCAGTGACGGCGACCGATAGCATCCTCGTGGCCATCGGCAAGCTGCAAGCCCAGGTGAACAACAAGCTGGACTCCACGGGTACGGCTGCTGCCGCTGCCAAGCTGAGCCCCGGGGCGTCGATCAACGGTGTGGCGTTCACCGGAGAGTCGGATATCACGGTGGCGGACAGCACCAAGGAGCCAGCGATCGCCGCCGGCACCACGGCGCAGTTCTGGAGGGGAGACAAAGCCTGGACGGACTTCGCGACGACCGCCCGCGCGGTGGCGCTAACCGGCTATGCCGTAGGCACGAATGCCGCGCTCGCGGCGACGGACACTGTCCTCGCAGCGTTCGGCAAGGTGCAGGCCCAGCTCAACGCGAAAGAGGCCTCGATAGCCGCGGGGACCACAGCGCAGTTCTGGCGAGGCGACAAGGCTTGGACCGATTTTGCTACAACCGTTCGTGCAACGGTGCTTACCGGCTACGCCGTCGGCAGCAACGCTGCATTGGCCGCGACCGATACCGTGCTGGCTGCGTTCGGGAAAATCCAAGCCCAGCTCAATGCCAAGGAGGCCTCCGTCGCTGCTGGAACCACGGCGCAGTACTACAGGGGTGACAAGAGCTGGCAAGACTTGGCTGGCGCCGTGCGCTCGGTGGTACTCACCGGCCTGAGCACGGCGACCGCGACGGCGATCACTGCCACCGATTCCATTCTCGCGGCGCTCGGAAAGGTCCAGGCCCAACTGAACGGAAAGGCGGCGTCTGGTAACAACTCAGATATCACCAATCTGAATGCTCTAGCGACTGCTGATTGGTCTGGAGTCGGAAGTAGAATCAGAGGTGATTGGAGTGCAACCGCTTATTTTGATAGAACCATAATCAAAACTAATGTTGCTAATGGTAATACTGGTCTGGTGGTAACTCCCGATGGAACAGGTACTAACTCTGCACTGAATTTGATTTCTCGGGATGATTCGACTAACTATGCTTTGTGTCAGGTTGTGTCTACTAACGCACAAGGTTATATAAATGTTAATGGGGCTGGGACTGTAACTCAACCAGATTTTGCAATCCTTCAAAATGGAACCACTAGATATAGGATTCTTGCTAATGGTCGTTCACTAATCAACCGTTCTTCTGAAGTGGACGGGGCTGGTAATGATCTTGCTGTAAACGGAGTTATCGCATCTCAGACTGGTTTCCGTATGCAGTTTGGGCCAAGCGGAGTCCACGCTAACGTCTTCAATCTGAGTTGGTTAAGCAACCTATGTCAGCTTTGGGTTGATACCTCTAACATTGGTTCTATTGCGATTAATCCTTCCGACTACCGCATCAAGAGGGATGTTAAAACTCTCCAGGCTGATTTTATTAACCGAGTTAAAGATTATAGGGTGGTGAACTTTAAGATTCGTGACTTTGCTCCCTTCCAAGACACAGATGAACTTTGTCAAGGTCTTATAGCTCACGAAGCTCAAAAAGCTAATCCACTTGCTGCATCAGGGAAGAAGGACGGCACAAGGGTTGCCCCAGATGGAGCAGAGGTCCCTGATATCCAATCCCTTAACGACATGGTGCTGATAACCGACTGCATCGGTGCGATACAACAACTCGCGGCAAGAGTCGAAGCCTTGGAGGCCGCGAAGCCCTGACGGCTTGCCCTTTTCTCCGTTGTTGGCGCGCTTTTGCATGCCCCCCCTGTAGGGTTCGCGCCTGAGCGCCACGGTCTGGACACTCGCCCCAACTACCACGGGGCGAGAGTGTCATGGAACTGCGCAGCAACTGGTCGCAGGGGATCAACAACCGGGCGGACGCGAAGGCGATGCCGGCGGGCACCGTGCGCGATGCGGTGAACGTCGATCCGATCGTGGGCGGCGGGTTCGCGCTGCGCACGGGGTTCGCCCAGTTGCAGCCTGCTGACTCGGCGCGCGGCCCGCTTGCTGTGGGCCGCAAGCTCCTGTACGCCGATGGCCCGCTGCTCTTCAGCTTCGATGTGGACCAGGGCATCCGGCAGCAACTCGCTGAGATCGACGGAACAGGGCGCCTGGTCGGCGATGTGCTCAACGAAGAGCTGTTCTTCTGCACGGAAACCGAGACCTGGCGCTTTGACGGGAAGGTCCTGCGCGCCTGGGGCGTGCCGACGGTGACCAACCAGCCGGTACCGACCGTGGGGCAGGGCGGCCTGTCCGCGGGCTACTACCAGATCGCGGCGACCTTCATTGACGCCCACGGCGACGAGGGGGCGACCGGTTCCCCGCTGCTGCTCCAGGTGCCCGCCGACAGTTCGCTGCAGTTCGACCTGCCCGCGCCTCCGTCGGGTGGAAAGGTCCGCCTCTATGTGGGGCCGCGCGAGGGCGGAGCGCTGTACCTGCAATTCGAGGGCACGGGCCAGGCCTCGGTGAGCGTGCTGCGTGACGACACCGCCAGACTGGCAACGGCGAACCTCCGCGGGCCGCTGGTGGCCGATTTCATCGCCGCGCGTGGTGGCGTGCTGTACCTGGCCGCCGGCCAGGTGCTGTGGTTCACCCTGCCGTTCAGGCCGCACCTGCGCGATGCCTCCCGCGGCTTCTTCTCTTACCCCGCGCCGATCGACCTGGTGGTCGCCGTTGACGGCGGCATCTACGTCTGCGCCGACAAGACCTACTTCCTCTCCAACCCGGAGATCGACGAGCCCGGCGGCCGAACCGTCTTCGAGCACGGCGCCGTCCGCGGGACCGCACTGGTGCTGCCCGATGGCCGCGCCGCGTGGATGACGCGCTACGGGTTGGCCATCGGCGACGACCAGGGCGTGGTCGCCTTGTCGAGCGCAGCGAACTTCCTTCCTGAGCAGGCCGCCGGTGGCAGCGCTGGCCTGCTGGAACACAACGGCAACCAGTTGGTGGTGACGACGCTATCGCCGTCTCGCGGGGGTAATCCGCTCGCTGCCAGCGACTACTACGACGTGGAGATCATCACGCCATGAACGAACTGAATATCCCCGAGGGCCTGGCCAAGCTCGGGTTTGTCTATCACGGCGAGGTGGTTGCACCGGATGGTCGCGTCATCGCCGAGATCGTGCAGGACAACCTGATCCCCCAGGTGGGAATGGACCTGTTGGCGGGGTTCATTCGCGGCCAGGGCGCGCTGATCTCCAACTGGTATGTCGGGGTGTTCGCCGGCAACTTCGTGCCCTCCAGCGCGACCACCGCCGCCGACCTGCCGACCAATGCCGGCGAGGCCACCAACTACAGCCAGGCCACGCGGCCGCTGTGGGACAACACCTACGACGGCACCTCGGTGATCAGCAACCTGGCCAGTCGGGCGGAGTTCACCTTCACGGCCGACACTCGGCTGTATGGCGGCTTCCTGGTCTCCAACTCCGCCAAGGGCGGCAACACCGGCACGCTGCTGTCGATCGCGCGCTTCGCCACGCCGCAGGACGTGCCGGCGGGCAGCACCTTCCGCCTCGGCATCGCCATCACCCTGCTTTCCACCTACTGATCCCAGGAGCCAGAACCATGCAACTGAGCACGGGCCTCCGCAATGCCGTCATGGCCGCGTCGTCCTTCCGGGCGGCCCTGGCCGGCTGTGTCATCAACGTCTACTCCGGCACCATCCCGGCCAGCGCGGATGCGGCGCTGAGTGGTGATGCCGTGCTGCTGTACACCATCTCGGTGGATGGTGGCGGCGGCGGTCTCGGCTGGGAATCTGCCGCAGTCGGGGGCGTCCTGTCGAAGTCGACCTCCGAGGCCTGGAAAGGCACGGTGGTTGCCGCCGGAACCATCAGCTTCTTCCGCCTGCAGATTCCGGCCGACACCAACGGGGCGTCGACTACCGATGTGCGCATCCAGGGTACCGCTGGCGTCCTGGGCTTCGACCTGAACATGTCGAAGGACGCCGTCATTGTCAGTGAGGTGCAGACCGTCGACTACGCGACCATCACTGTTCCGGCCTCGATCTGACGGGGAGCGGTCATGGGCGCCAACCGGCTGACCAAGCAGTCCGTCATCAAGTACGAGCCGGGGCGCCCCTACGTTCCGGCGATACCCGCGCGCTGCTACACCGTCGAGGTCACCTCGACCATCTACCAGTTCATGGGCACGGCCACGGGTGACCTGACCTACGTGCGGTGGAAAGTCGGTGCCTACAACAAGAGCAGCGCCGGCAGGAAGATGCCGATCAACCAGGTGCAGAGCGTCAACAGCGACAACAGCGAGTGGCTGCTCTACTACGTCTACACCAAGACCACCAAGACCACGATCTGCTCCGACGCGGTGCCTGAACAGCCGGCGATCCCTTCCCGCACCTCTGTCGATAGCCTGCTCGGCTGGAACGCCGGCGCCCGCAGCCGGGAGGCGGTGGACGGCGACTTCCGCATGACCTTCCGGTTGCCGCGTAGCCCGATCGGTACCGCCTGCGGCGTGGCGGCCTCGACCACCAAGTCGTTCGGCCTCACCGGCCTGGAGCATGGCGTGCTGGCCACGGCCTCGGGCTTCTCGATCATCGAGGGCGGGATCGCCGTGGCCGCGCCGACGCCGCTGCCTTCGGCTGCGCCGGAGATCACCATCACCCGCGCCGCCGGCGTCATCGCCTACGCCGTCGGGGCCTGGACCTATACCAGCAGCAAGCCCTCCAGCGGATCGAAGCGCCTGCTGGCGTCGCTGTACGCTGCTGGGGACTTCGTCGAGGACCCTGACATCGAGTACCTCGGCGGCGCCGTCTCGGGCGCGAACGGAGGTATGACTCTGGTGGCGCCGGCCGTGAAGGGCAAGCTGTCGGCGACTGCGCTCTCCGGGATGTCCGCGGTGCTGCCGGCCGCGGTCATGGAGGCCTATGGCGGCGTCCCCTCGGTGGTCGCCGGCGGAATGGAGATGGCGCTGCCGTTCTATGTCGGGATGTCGGGTAGCGCGGGAGCGGTCGGTGGGATGGATCTGTCCACGCCGCCGGCCCGCATGCTGATGTCCGAGGGCATTTACGGTGAGATGCGCCTGGGCACGGCACCGGCGATCGGCATGTTCCAGCAGAGCACCGAGCCGGCCAACCACTGGGCCGTCGCCCAGAACCTGCGCCTGACCGACACCTACGTGGTGGATCCGGTGGTGTTTGCCACGCTGCGCGAAGGCCTGAGCATCGGCGACACCTGCGAGCTGATGATCTACCTGTCGGCCGACCTGGTGGAGGCCCTGGCCCTGGGCGACGAGGTCTCGGCCGTCAAGGTGATCGAGGCGCTGCTGTCCAGCGGGCTGAATGTCAGCGACAGCCTGGCCGAGACGCGGCGCGCGCTGATCCAGTACGCCACCAACATCGCTACCGGCGCGGTCACGCGCTACGAGAATTTCGGCTTCACCGGCTTCGCCCGGGTGGGCATGCGCACCTTCGGCGTTCGCCCGGATGGCCTGTACGAACTCACCGGGGCCACCGACGACGGTTCGCCGCTCAGTGCCGCCGTGTCGTTCGCCATCGACGAGTTCGGCACTCCGCAGAAGAAGCTGGTGGACTTCATCTACCTGGGCCTGAGCACCGACGGCAGCGTGCTGCTGAAGGTGAAGACCGACGATGGCAAGGAGCGCGTGTACCGACCGCGGCATTCGGCGCCCAACGTGCGCGCGCAGACCGCCAAGGGTGTGAGCGGCCGCTACTGGCAGCTGCAGGTGGAGATCGCCGATGCCACCGAGGCCTTGATCGAAAACGTGGAATGGAGCGTCGGCGTCAGCGCCCGGCGCCTGGGGAGATAGCACATGGCAGGTGAGTACGGGAGCACGACACAGGAGCTGTTCGCGCTGTCGCAGCAGGCGATCGGGCTGGCCTCGCTGAGCGCGGGCCGCATCAACCTGAGCGCGAAGCCGAACCTGAAGGAAACCGGCTTCAGCTACCAGGTGCCGACGCTCTCGGTGGGGGCGCCGCCGCAGTTCAGCGACCTGTTCAACGGCAGCGACAACGCCAGTGCCAACATCGCTGCGCTGAACGGCCAGGTCGACGACTGGATGGCGAAGTACTTCCCGTCGATCAACGGCAGCTTCAGCACTATCCCCGAGGACTGGCTGGCGAACGTGATCAGCGGCGTGCAGCCGTTCGGCATCGACAGCAGCATCTTCGACCTGGTGTGGCACCGGGCCCGCGACCGCGCCTACCGCACGGTGGCCAGCGAGCAGCGCACCCTGGAGGCCAACTTCTCCGCCCGCGGCTTCAGCCTGCCGCCCGGCGCCCTCGTCGACCAGCTCGCCCAGTCCGAGCGGCGCGCCGCCGACGCCCTGCTGGACGTGAACCGGGAGCAGGCCATCCAGGATGCGCAGATCAAGAACGACCTGCTGAAGATGGCCGTGCAGGTGTCGGCCCAGTTGAAGACCGGGATCCTCAACACCGCTGCCGACTTCTTCCGGGCGTGGCACAGCGTGTACCAGCTGGATGCCGATACCTCGCGGATCCGCGCACAGGCCTACCAGGCTTTCTACCAGGCCCTGGGCAGCTACTACGACGTCGAGGTCAGCATGGAGCGCCTGAAGCTCCAGGCGGCCGAAGGCAAGGCCCAGGCCGACAACCAGATCGACCGGAACCGGATCGGCGTCTTCGCCTCGGACGGCGCGGCCCCGTCGCAGGCTCAGGCATCGCGCGGCTTCGCCGACATCGCTTCGTCCGCCGCCAACGCCGCGGGTAGCCTCGTGGCCCACATCGAGCAGGGTGCATGATCAACACCCGGCGCATCGCCTCCGCCGCCGGCCAGTATCTGCGGCGGCGGGTTATCTCGCTCGAGCGCGCGCTGATGCGCATGACCGGCCGCGTCACCCGGCGCGAGATCTTCGACGGCTTCATCATCCAGGTGAAACGCACGTCGCTCGGCACCATCGCCGACGTCATCGATCCGCCGGCGGCGCTGACCGCGGTCTTCCCCTGGGGCCCGGACGCGGCGCTGATCAGCCGGTACTGGGACACCACGCCGCTGGCGCTGGTGACGGCTGACCGATCCAACTACCTGCCGGGCGCGCCGGCGCCGCAGGAGCCGTGGCGCCCGAGCGTGAACACCATCCGCGCCTACAACCTGTTCGCGAAGGGCGCGGGCGCAGCCTCGAGCAACATCGCTTTCCGCCTGGGGCAACTGAAGTTCAACGGCGCCTATGCCCTTGTCAGCGCGTTGGAGGTCGGCGACTACCCGCTGGAGAACATGGGGGGCGGTCTCGAGAACAACGGCGGCAACGCGCTGCTGTACGTGCTGCCGCCCACGGTGGCGAACCTGAACCTCACGGTCATGCCCAGCAGCCTGCCGGTGGTCTACGCGCCGTCGGGGGCAGAGCCCAGCGACCAGCCGGCGATGCCGGACCAGGTGCTGTCCCTGGTGGTGCTGGAGTCGCGCGTGCCCGACGTTGCGCCCGGCTACTACTTCCTGCCGCGCCAGGCGGACAAGATGCCCACCTACTTCAGTGTGTTCGGGCAGATCCAGTTCCAGACGCCGGTTGCGGGCCGCCCGGACTGTGACGGCCGCTTCGGCCTGGATGGCGCCGCCGGCTTCACCGACGAGGTGCTGGTGGCCATCCCGGTGGTGAAGCAGAGCACGGCCGTGGTGGGCAGCGAGACCTGGTACGACGTGTTCGGCGAATGGGGCATCTACCTGTGCCTGGGGCGGATGGATCGCCGGGCGTTCGATCCGTTCGACGAGAACACCTGGATGGCGCCGGCGCGGGATGCCTTCTTCGACACCTCAGCGCTGCCGGCGGACCTGCGGGCCCAGGCGCCGGCGCAGAACCTGCTCTCGCCGCATGTCTATCCGGTGCACACCTACAACCTGGTGCGCCAGCTCCAGGTCAGCCGCTACGACGGCGGCTACGGCCTGGTGTTCCAGCGCACTGCGGCCGTCGCCAACCAGACGTCCGGCGACGTGCGGATCAACACGCCCAGCCAGGCCCTGGTGGCGCTGCACGCGGCGGTCGACGATGCCGGTGACATCGACCTGAGCCAGTTCGCGGTCTACCTCTACGACGAGGACCAGGACCGCGGGCACGCGCCGGCGGGCGCCGACCAGAACGCGTTCTGCAACACCACCCCGGTGGCCAGCGTGACGGTTGATGGCGAGGCCTACTTCCTCTGCTGGCGCCAGTGGTTCGCGCGCACGGATCCGACCGCCGTGCCGCCGGTGGTGTACCGCGATCCCACGGGGGAAGGGAACTTCGTCCTGATCCGCATGGACGCCGACGGCTCCTCTCTGGTGGACCTGGACATTGGTCTGGGCGCCTGGCAGTGCGCGCCGCGCTGGCAGATCGGCCAGGTGGGCCCGACGCCATCGCTCCCAGTGCAGGACATCCGGGTGTATGCCGACATTTCCCCGTACCTGACCACCGAGACCTCGGGCCATGCCGGCCCGGGCGTGTCGAACCGCGGCGACGACGGCGCGGTGAAGGACCGCCTGGACCAGATCGGCCAGCGCAAACTGTGCTGGCTCTCGCTCCCGCATGCCGAGATGGTCGTGCCCGAGCTGACGCCGCTTCACCACCGCCTGGTGACCTACGACCTCGACACCGGCGCCATCGAGGTGCGCGGTGAGGTGTTCGTCGACGGCCTCGACAACGGCATGAAGTTCGGCAAGGTCACCGTGGTCACCCAGGAGATGGAGAACGACGCCGGCGAGATCATCCGCCCGGCCGTGCTGCTCTGCGCGGTGAACAACACCAACAGCCAGTTCACCGAGGCCACCGTCTACCTGTCCACCGACGGCGGTTACGTCTGGCAGGTGCTGGCCGAGGACTTCACCGGCCGCTCGGGCGTGTTCTACGCCGGCAACCAACTCAAGGCCCACCGTCACGGCGACGGCGTGTCGTACCAGCAGAAGGTCCTGTAGGAGGATCGCATGGCCATCCCTTCCCTCGTGCTCTCCGCGCAGGGCTTCGTTTCCAGCTCCGGTTTGGATGCTACCTACAGCCGGGCCAACATCAACGAGTTCGAAGCACCGGAGAACGTGACATTCCAGCAACTCGACGAAGACTATTACGCTTCGCTCTACGGCTACGTTTGGTTCGTTGGCGACTATGCGTACACCTTACAGCTGGCCAACATGGAAGCTACGTTCCGCATCTATCGTTCCCGGGTTGGTGACACCAGCATCGAAGTGGTGCTGCACTCTGCGCGCAGCGGGACGATGCTAACCTGCGTTCTCTCCGGTGGCTTCCTCTTCGGAGACAACGGCGGTTTTCGGTTGCTGACGACCACCGGCTCGGTGATCCCCCTGGTGTTCAGTTCAGGTACGCTGAAATGCGCAGCCATGAAAGGCAGCGATCAGATCAGGTTCTTGGTCCAAGTCGGCGCACGCTATGTGCTGACCGACTGGCTCACCCTGGGCGACCTGGCTTCGACGATTCCCGTGCCTGCACCAACCACCGCCAACGCTTTCGCCTACGTCGACCAGATGCCATCTGCGTTTCTGCTCGGGGACGTGGACCCGGCGCTCAATTCCATGAGCCTAAACGAATACTCGACTTCGCAAATTTGGTGCAACACCGCTGATGGTCCAGCGACAGCATCCATAGTGTCCACCCCCGACGCTAACCTGCGCGTGTATCACCGGGATTTGTCTGTTGACGTGGACGGTGACGGGTATCGAATTCTGTACGCCAACAGCATCGACTATGTTACCTACCCCCGCACCGGAGTCGGCAATGTCATCTCGCCCACTGCAGTAGTGCCTATCCCTGAGACCACGCTGAAGTACTTCTGGACCAACAGCGTCAAGGCCGTCGAGGATCCGGCCACCGTCCCGGTGTAGCCCCCTGTAAGGCTTGGGCCTGGAGGCGTCGCGCGTCACGATCCGGGGTAACCCATCAGAGGACATCCGCATGTACGGCGCGTACCGCAACAAGAAGGCCAACGGCGGCCTCATCACCGGCCCGGGCACCGGCACTTCCGACTCCATCCAGGACGAGGTGCCCGAGGGCACCTACATCCTGCCGGCGGACACCACCGCCGCCATCGCCCCAGCAAGCTCCGGCGGCTTCGGCGTCCGCGGCCACAAGGAGTGGAAGGCCAAGCAGGATGCCCAGGCCAACCAGGTCCCCAACTACGGCAATTTCGGCGCCTATCGAAACAAGGTCCCGGTCAACGTCAGCAACGGCGAACTCAAGGTCTCGCCGGATCTGCTGCAGAACGTCGGCGCCTCTGCTCTCGATGGGTTGCTGGAGGCCACGCATACCCCGGTCGCGGAGCAAGAGAGCACGGCGGAGAAGCCTGAACTGTTCTTTGCGGACGGAGGCCAGGTTGTGGGCGGAGTGGAAGGCGCGCGGATGGGCAAGGCCATCCACGAGGCGCGCAGCCAGGTCCAGAACTACGGCAACTTCGGTGCCTACCGCGATAAGGCAAAGCAGAGCGAAATCCCCAATTACGGCAACTTCGGGGTTCGCCGCAAGAACTACGCGAACGGCGGCCTAGTCGACGATCCCAACGACGTATCGAACGTCCTGCCCGGTGGGCTTTCCCTGGCGGGTAAGCCGCTGCCGCTTCCAGATCGTCCGGCGCCACTGCTTCCCGAGCAGCCTGCAGCCCGTGCGCCTTCAGCTCTTAGCAGTGGCAGCGTGCAGGGCATGGCCAAGCAATCCTTCCAGGGGGCCGGCGCGTTGCCGCAGGCCGGGGCATCGAAGCCGGCGCCGCTGCGCCCCAACGACAATGGCTGGACGCAGCTCGGTGTCGGCGCCGGAAACCAGGGCCTGAACCTGAACGGCCAGGTGGTCGGCCAGATGGGCCCGGGCGGCGTGGCGTCGTTCTCCAATGATCCGTCGGCGGTGGCCGGCGCGGGCCTTCCCCGTGAAGGGAGTTTCGGCGCTCGGCGCCCAGCTGTCGCGCCGGAGGCGCAGCCCAGGTACGGCGCCTATCGCCGCACGCCTGAGCAGTTGGCCGCCATGCGCCTGCAGAATGACCAGGACCTGGCCGCCACCGGCTCGGCCGCCAACCTCGGCAACGGCGTCGGTACCTTCTCCCAGGCCCAGGCCGGCGACGCCCAGTTGGCGCTCGACCGCTTCGAGCGCGCCAACCAGCAGCGGCAGCAGATGGTCGAGACCGCGCACCGCGGCGAACTGGGCAACAACGGCGGGCAGTTGACCGTCGTGCGCGACAGCACCCGGGCTCCCAGCGACGCCGACATCCAGAACGCCCGCCTCGAGGAGCGCCTGGCCAACACCGACGCCGCCCGTCAGCAGGCCCAGAACAGTACTGCCCTGGCCAACCAGCGTGTCGCCAGCGAGGCCCAGCAGATGGGCTCCGAAGCGCTCAACCAGCAGCGTCTGCAGCAGCAGGTGGCCGGCGGCGATTTCGAGCTGCAGCAGCAGGAGCGTATCGACCGCCTGCGCGCCGCGCTCGCCGATCCGACGCTGAGCCCGGAAGAACGTTCCCAGGCGCAGCAGGCCTACACATACCTGACCACGCCGGCGAAAGACCGGTACCGGACGCAGGACGTGATCCTGGGCCGCGACGAGACCGGCAAGGACATCCGTGGCACGCAACTGTTCGACGTCACTACCGGGCAGCCGGTGGCAGGCGGGGGGCAGCAGCAGGTGGCGATGCCGCCGTCAGCGGCAGTGCAGGCGCTCAAGCAGAACCCGCAGCGGGCCGCCGAGTTCGATGCGAAGTACGGAGCAGGCTCTGCGGCCAAGTACCTGCAGAGCTAGTTGCGGGCAGGGGGATCGAACTGGTCGAAGAAGTTCGCCTTGTTGTACAGCCTGTTGCAGGCCACCCGGATCATGCCAGCAGCGTTGTTGCTCCGGGTGTCCTTGGCCTTGGCCAGGGCGCACTCGGCACCGGAGTCGTAGCCGAAGAAGCCCCGGCCGGAGCCCTGGGCTACGCCGTCGTAGCGCGCCGGGTACTTGCCGCTGCAGACCTGGTAGGCGGCGCCGGCGGCGTTGTCGTTCTGGGTGCCGGGCAATTCGTCGAGCAGGCAGGTGGCGAAGTTGCCGGCAACGGCCAGGCTGGGGAGGGCGAGCAGAGCGACTACGGCGAGTGGTCTTTTCACTGGAAACTCAACGATTCGAGGTGAGCGTGATGGGTAATTCTGACGACGTCCTGGAGCGCCTAATTGGCGATGGCGACTTCATCGATCGCTTAGCCGATAAGGTAGCGGAAAAAATCCTCATGCGGCAGGCCAGCGAATTAGCAGAGCGAATCGGAAGCCTTGGCTGCTCTTCCCGTCATGGCAGTCTCCATTCCGGGCGAATTGGGACTTTGCCCACCGATGACTGCTTGCGCGGCGGAGCCGAGATGGGTGGAGGCTCGGCTGTCAATGCGCACCGGCAGGCAGCCGAAGGATTTCGCGACATCGCACGCACTGCGTCAACCGACTGGCTTGCCCGGTGCGCGCAGGCGAGCTGGAAGTGGTTGTTGGCGAAAGAGGAGGAAGAAAAGGCTAGGGCTGCCTGGATACTCTCACTGCAAGGCCGAGGCAAGCCAAGCCACCCAGGTAGCTCTGAATGAGCTCCGCGTCGTGATCTGAATGAAGAATTAGCTCGGCGAACTCATCGAGTCGCTTCTCAACTGCGCTGCGTTTTTCTTCAGTGTCGAGTGCGGCGACGGCCAGAGCCTGAAGAGCATTGGTGATGCCCAGCAGATACATCTCCAATTTCGGATTTTCGGTGTCGCTCATGACCGCCTTCCCTCTCATTATGGATTCCGTTTCGAGAAGGTAGCTACATGCCATTAGCGGTGGTAGCTGAGCATTTACCCAGGCTGGAAGGACATACACCCCTGCCAGCCGGGGTTTTTGGGTAAGTGCGGAGATGGTAGAGTGGGTGCGCCATCAAAATGGTATTAAGGAGAAAGAGATGTACGATTATGATGATGACGATGGCCGCTCCGATTGGGAAAAGGCAAGGGACGATGCAGCAAAGGAATACCTCGAAAAGGTTTGCCCAGGCGTTCCTCTTGATGAGGTGCCGGATGACCTGATGAATGAGGCTGATCGTGTAGCGCGTGAGGTGGTTGGACCGAACCCTGACGAGTCGTTCGATTCGGGCGAAGAAGAGTAAGGCGTAGCGCACGCCGCCCAAGAATCGGTTTTTATTAACAGACCCCGCATTGGCGGGGTTTGTCGTCTCTGAGCTCTATCGCTTCAGAGTGCATCATTTCGAGCCCCCCTGTAAGGCGTGCTGCCGGCGCGCCTGCCTCTGAGACTGAGCCCGCCAAACTGGCGGGCTTTTTCATGCCTGCCTCGCCTGAACCCCCTGTAAGGTTCGTATCGTTCAGCGCCGCCATCCCAGACTCAGCCTGTCCCTGGGTTCGCCCTGGGGCCAGCAGGCTAGGGTAGCTCCCGAAAAGGACGACTGCCCGCTCCCAGGCGTCCAGCCTGCTGCCCTTCCAGCCGGGAGCAGGAGCGAGCGCATGAGCAGCATCATTCCGTTCAGCTATGAAGGTAGTACCGTCCAGTTCAATGTCGACGGCTGGGTTAATGCAACCAGCATTGCAGCGCGCGTGGGCCGCCGGCTGGATAAGTGGCTGGCCACCCAGGAAACGCAGGAATACATCGAGGCGCTGATGCGCCATTTAAATACCCCAGAAAAGGGGGATTTAATCCAGACGCAGCGCGGGCGTGGTGGCGGTACCTGGCTTCATCCGAAACTGGCGGTGGCATTTGCACGTTGGATTTCGCCGGACTTCGCCGTCTGGTGCGATTTGCACATCGATGCATTGCTGCACGGCGACATCTCGATTCGGCAGCGTTTCGACCAGGCCTGCAAGGCACTGGACGACGGGAGCGCGGTAGCGAGCGTCAGCGGCAAGCAGCTGGCGCACTGGCGCTTCCAGAAGCCGGTCCTCGAACATCAGGTCGATCACTGGCGAGAGCAGTTGCAGATGACGCTCGGGCTGGAGCTCGGCGACCCTCTCAAAGAGGGGCTGTGAGTATCTTTCGGATACTCACAGGGGGATATGCATCCGATGCGCGCCTCGGTTTTTCCGTCGATTTTTTGTCGAGAAAAAGGGCTTGCGCTTCTGGAGGGCTCGGTAGGCTTTTCCGTAGAGGCGGCGCTAGCGCTCACGAACGTCGGTGATGTACATGGAGGCATTAAGCTTGGAATCCAGTTCGTTCTGGAGTGCGCGCAATTCGTTGCACTCTCGCTCCAGCGATACGATTTCAGCTGTCGTCGCCTCGATGATGGCTGCTACGGCGGACGCCTGCATTTGCTTGCCCTCGCTGGTCAGATAGTCGAACTGACTCCTCAATTGCTCAAGCCCAGCCTCGCGCCCACGCAATACGCGACGGAGACTGCTGATTTGGTTGCTGATATCCGCAGCTTGTCGATTCATGGCCTCGATGCTGCTCCCCGCAGCAGGAATAACCATTGCGAAGCTGGCTTCAAGTCGGGCTATCAACTCGGCGGTCACGGAGCGCTTGTTCTGCTCAGCGGCGGCTTCCAGATCAGCTTTCAGCGATGCCGGGATGCGGAAGTTTACTTGGGGGTCTGCTCTGCTCATGGATGCATATTGCAGCACGGTGCTATTGACAGCAACAAAGCACGGTGCTTAGATGTGAATCACAAGCACGGTGCTTGAAATGGAGGGTGTATGAAAGTGCGCGAAATGTCGCAGATTGTGGTTCGACTTCCGGCGGAGGACTGGGAGTGGCTTATTCGTAAAGCAGGGGAACAAGAGCGAAGCCGGAACTGGATGGTCGGAAGGCTCATTAAAGAGGCGCGAGAAAAAGATGAACAGAACAGGCAGGCATGAAAAAGCCCCAGGTGCTGCAACACCTGAGGCTTTGGGTAACGTCAACACCAACCAGGAATTGAACGTCAAAATGAATCATAGCATATCACTATACCGTGGTATCCCCTTGTGCATGGCTGGGGAGGGCGGCAAATGAAGCCCGTCCATCACGCAGGCCGCGCGCCGATACCCAACACCCCCTTCAGCCTCTACGGCTCGTTCAACTACGGCCTGACAGACGTGACTGCAGAAGATGTGGTCGACGACCTGCTCTGCCGCGTCGAGCAGGAGCGCGATCCCGCCAAGAAACTGTTCCAGGCACAGCGAACCATCGGTGCGCTCATGGCGCTGATGGCCGTCCATGTTGCTGGGGCCGGCCGCATCTCCTTCCACCGGGATGTGTTTGACCGTCTCGCAATGCTCACCGGAGAAACGCCCAAACACTTGGTCGCCATGGCAGGAGTCGCAAGATGAACATGATCACCACTGGCGGTCAGCCCACCATGACCAGCAGCGAATTGCTGGACCTCGTCAACCAGGCGCGCGTGGAGTTCGGTGAAGCGCCAGTACGCCGGAATGATTTCGTGGCTCGCTGTGTAGATGAGCTGCAGGGTGAGCACTACGAAACTTTCGTAGTTCAAAATTTGAACAAGACTGAGTCAACTGAGTTGAGGCTGACACGCGACCAGTGCATGCTGGTGTCGATGCGGGAGTCGCAAGATGAATAACAGCGTATCCATCAACTCCAAGCAGGTGCCGGTGGTTGAGTTCAACGGTCAGCGGGTTGTCACCCTGGCGATGATCGATCTGGTGCACGAGCGGCCTGAGGGTACAGCCAAGCGAAATTTCTATGGGAACCGCAGCCGCTTTGTAGAGGGAAAGCACTACTTCCTGGTGCCGAGATCACGTGCGGACGAATTTCGTACTTTAGGGCTCGAGGTCCCGAATCGTGGGCTTACCGTGCTCACCGAGCGCGGATACCTGCTGCTGGTCAAGTCCTTCACCGATGATCTGGCGTGGCAGGTGCAGGACCAACTGGTTGACGGCTACTTCGCTAAGCGAGCAGAGACTGTAGATGTGGCAGCGATGCTGCACGACCCGCAGACGCTTCAGCGACTGCTGTTGGAGAACGTCACCCAGGTGGTGCAACTGAAGGCGGAGAACGATGACCTCCACACAGAAAACCTGATGCTCGAGCAGAAGGTCGTCGCCGACGCCCCCAAGGTCGAGTTCGCCAACAAGGTGGTGGTCACCCATGAGACCTACTCGGTTTCCGAGGCCGCCAAGCTGATTGGGACCGGGCAAA